CCAAATTATCTTTATGCTTTTCGTACCAATCTGCAACACATTGTTGTACTATAACTTTTAGTTGGTCGATGATACCTAATACATCAATTCTTCTAATTAAATTACCTTTAAAGTCGGAATAATTAAACGCCTCTAGTTCTCTTATCTTTTTAATAGCTTCTTCAATGTTCATTTTGTTACCTCGTATTTAACTTACTCTCTACATGCACTATCGCATCACCAATCCACTCTTTGACATTAAATTCTTGCTCAATATCTTGAGTCCTTGGCATAACGTTAATATCACTAAAACTCAGCATGTCGTCTTTTGTATTTTGCAAAAAATAAATGTTTTTAACTTGTCTTGTTAAAGAGTCACCATGCACCACCACGCCATTTATCCCTCTTATAGACATATTAAAGAGTAAAAACGGTAATGCTCTATCAGATAACTCCTCTACTTGATACCAATAATCGCTTGGTTTGTATGTAAAAGGATTTGATGATATCCTATGTCTTTGCCATGCTTGTATGAGGATTCCTCCTGTGCCTACTGCGCTCTCATGGTATGTGTGCCCGCTTACCAATCCAGTCAGTAACTTAGATACACTTAGCGGAGTAAAATCTTGCTTTTTATTTTTACGATCGGCATGCTCATCCTCAAAATATCGCATAAACCAGTCATAAGATAGATCTGTCTCAATATCCAAAAACTGTCTAAATATATCCTCACGACTATCTTTATCAAAGAGTATGTCCATAAGTCGTTTGGGTGCTTTATAAACTTCGTCGATGCCTAGTATGCGATGTATCTCATCGATCTTAATCATGTCACCCCCCATTACCCGTCAACTCAGCTATCCACTTAGTCTGTCTCTGATTTTGCTCACTAGCACGTTTAAGCTGCTTTTGTGTTCTGCTTAGCTGTGTACGTAGTCCTGCGATTTGTGGTTTGTAGTGGCTTTGTAGTGCGATGCTAAAAACAGACACGAGACACAGCACAGCTATTAGTGCAGCGATAATGATGCTTTTCTTTTTGATTGCTTTGTCTTTTGTTACTAACTCATAAAGCAAGCAATCAATCATCTGTTGTTCAGTCATTCTTCCACCTCTGCCAAAATATAAGTCAAAGCTTTTTCGCAAAGAGAATTTTTTATGACTTGATAACCAACAACTGTCACTTTTGCGTACTTGTTTTTTTCGATAAAATCGTTTAGGTGGTCTGTTGCACTTTTCCATTCGTCATAAAATTCAATATATTTTTTCATCCTTCTAACCTTTCTAGTAATTCTGGATTTTCGTAGCTATTCCCAATGACTATATTTTCTTCTATTTCAGTCCACAAATTAACCGCATCTTTACCTGTGTCGATAACCCAGCTCCCCTCTAACAGTTTGACAATACCTTTATAGTCTTTCTCGTATTCATAGCAACCACCGATTTCATCAGCCCTTATTTTGAACCTCGTTGTCATTACAATATCTCCCTCAAAGGTTTCTTCTCCATTTTCGTCAAACAGTCCTGTTGATTGCATGAGGATATAATCGTCAAGGCTATCTTCTACAAAATGGATTGTCTCCATATGTCCGTGGCGAAACTCATCATCTGCTAAGCTGCATCTGTATATTTTGCGCTCAAATGCTCGAAATCCATCAACGCCATACATTTTTTTGGTCTTTTTATTAAATGCTCTATACTTTGGTATCATTCCACTTCCACGCTTTCTAACATCCAATAGCTGATATTGTTATTTCGCTTATGTCTGTACGTTCAACATCAATTAGAGAAATTTTGACATTCATGAAATCAGGAAATTCTTGTAATTTAGCAATCAGTTCTTTTACTGTCATGTTTCCACCTGTTCTAGCATCCATTAGCCTCGTTTATCAAGGTTAACAAGTAATAGCAATCCTTTGCTCCATAGTCAATTCTGATAGCTTCGCCACTCATGCTCTTTGCATATCGTGGATTTATGATTGCGGAGTTAGCTCTAACATGTGACTTGATGGCATCAACTGCATCTTGAACATTGTCAAAATTACCAATTGTAATTGGATAAAACCCATTAACAATATGTTGTAGTTTAAACATCAATACCTCCTATCCTCCGTCTCTTGCGGATAGACAAAGCTATTTCCAGTCACACCCTCAAGAATCCGACTTGACAGGGCACCATTGCCAAAGTCATCCGAATAGAGCTGTTTGATGTCCTTGCTGCTCAGATTTGTGTTGATGATAGTATTACTACGATTGTCTAAGATCTCGTACAACACTTGATGCCGCCATTCGTTCTTAGCTTTGTTGCCATCCTTTCGGCTCTCTTTGCCAAGGTCGTCTAGAAAAAGATAATCCACCCTCGTCAGCAAGTCCACCATCTTAGCCTTTGAAAAGCCGTTGTCCACCGTGAAGCTCTCTTCGATTTTGTTGAAAAGGCTCACCACCGACACAAAAAGAACGCTCTTTGGATTATCGTAGGCTTTGAATTGCTCATTCAGCCATTTGGCAAAACCATAGGTCAGATGGCTCTTACCGACACCAGATGGACCAGTCACAATGGCATTGCCAGTTTTATCCTGTCTGTAAAATTGCTCCATCCGCTTGACAAAGTTAATGGCCTTTTGATCAATCTCAGACTTAATCTCATAGTTATCCAGACTCTTAGCCCTCAGCTTATCGCTGATCAAGCTATCACGATTAAAGACCGCATAAGTATCAGCCAGCTTGCTATTGACCTCAGACTCAGCATTGAGCTTTTTCTCAAAAATACCAATCGCTGCCTTGGTACACTCTGGACACTGCTTGAGCTGTTCCAGTTTACCTTTGATGGGTACCAGTGTCATCCATAGCTGACAGCCATGCACTTCACAAAGCTCACCCAACACTTCCTTTGTTTGAAATTTCATCAGAATCCCAACCTTTCATCTACTGCACTAGCTAACAACTGTGACCGTTTTGGCATTGTTGTATTCAGATAGTTGTCCATCTTGTTCCCGAATAGGGTCTGAGGCTGTAGATATTGCTCATACTCTGTTCCAATCCATCTAGCAGACATGACATCCACCACCTTCTTGAAATCTTCCAACGTATAACCTTCTTTGAGACGTGCCTTAATGAATTTATGGTGACTAGCAGTATCAACCTTGAAATTCTTATTAGCATTCAAATTTAGATAAGAGATAACTTCCTTACAAATCAACAATTTATTATTGTTATTCTCAGTCTTGTTTATATTAGTCTTGTTTGTCTGTAAAATTTCCAGTTCCGATACTGTATTTTTTACAGTTCCATGCTGTAAAATTTCCAGTTCCGATACTGTACTATTTACAGTTCCATCAACAGCACTGATATATATTCGATTTGGTAAGTTGTTTCCTTGCCTTACCTCTTCCAATAAACCAACGTCTTTCAGCTCTTTTTTGAACTTAATAATTGTCTTCTCACTACTGTTTAAGTCAACCATTAGCTGTTCATTTGTATAGTATTGAAAGACATTCCCTTCTTTGTCATGCCAACCATTTTTGATTGACAACTCCAAACGGCCAAACAATAGCATATACATCAGCTTGGCATTGTTGCTCAACGTTTTATATTTTCCATCATAGATGAATGGCTTTGGAAATTTAAAGAAGGCCAGAAATCCTGTGACTTCACTCTTTTTAATCATTTTTTTCCTCCCGTACACTAGAAAATTTTGTGTACTCTTTATGAAAATACAGGTTAACAGTGCCAAGACTGCCATGCCTATTTTTCTTGATAATCAACTCAGTCAGATTACTTTCTGGCTGATCGTCAGATTTGTCAGTATAGTAATCATCACGATATAAAAAGGCGACAATATCAGCATCTTGCTCAATGCTTCCTGACTCCCTTAAATCTGACATGATAGGTCTCTTGTCCTGCCTTTGCTCAACGCTACGTGACAGTTGACTAAGAGCAATGACAGGCACTTTTAATTCTTTGGCGAGAATTTTAAGCTGTCTTGAAATCTCTGACACCTCTTGTTGCCGGTTGTCAGAACGTGACCCTTGAATGAGTTGAAGATAGTCAATGACTATCAATCCAAGCCCATCAGTCTCTTGTGACAGCCTTCTGGCTCTTGCTCTAATATCAGTAATTTTGACGCCAGCCGTGTCATCTATGAAAATAGGTGCTTCAGCAAGCTCTCCTTGCACATAGATGAGCCTTTGCCATTCCTCAACAGTTAACTGACCAGTCCTGATGTGATGACTCTCAATAGTTCCCTCGTTAGCAAGCATACGCTCAACTAAACTTTCTGCACCCATCTCAAGCGAGAAAACCGCTACAGCTTTGTTAGACTTAGTTGCCACATTTTGAGCGATATTAAGAGCAAATGCCGTCTTACCCATGGCAGGTCTGGCTGCTAAGATAATTAATTGATCTTCATGTAATCCTGTTGTTAACTTATCAAAGTCATAGAAGCCTGTGGCAATACCTGTAATCTGAGTATTATTGTTTGATCGCTCTTCAATTTTTTGATAGTTTTCTGCTAGTACGTCATGGATAGGTCTAAAACTACTCTTATTACTAGATTGACTAACCTCAATTAACGACCGCTCAGTTTTTGCGATAATCTCGTCAATGTCCATGTTCTCGTCATAGGCATTGCCAATAGAATCAGAAAGATTGTCAATGATAGATCTAAGTTGTGCTTTTTTAGCCACAATCTTTGCATAATGTTCAGCGTGTGCGCTTGTTGGTACTGCATTGACTACCTCCAGTAGATAGGTTATTCCGCCAATAGTAGCAAGATTGTCTTGACTTTCTAGCACTGATTTAACTGTGACGACATCAATAGGCTCAGCATTGCCAGAAATACTTAGCATGGCCTTAAATAATATTCTGTGTGCTGGTTTATAGAAATCATCTGGTTTCAGATACTCAGCCACCTCAATGATTTTTTCAGGATTGATAAAGATAGACCCTAAGACCGCCTGCTCTGACACAGGATCATGAGGCAACATTTTAAAATCTTCCATAGCTGCTTCCCTCATGATGTTCAATCTGCATTACTCTTCCGTACCGCTCAGCGACAATATCATCTCTGGATTTTGTTACTGACTTCGGTTGTTCTTCGTTGTCATCTCTACATAAAAATGCTATTAAAAATAGAATTACTAAAAAGATAACTGCACTTAGTGGATTTTCTGTCATACTCATATCCTTTTCTTTTTGCGATAACGTTCAAGCTCATTTTTCCATTCAATAGAGCCACGATAATCAAGATATACTTTAAATACCTTGGCATCTACCAATCGTCCAAATTTGTTATAATCAAATTTTGCTATTCAAGGCACGCTTTACAATTTCATCTTGAATAGCTTTTTTGATTGCATTTCCCAAAACAGATAAATCGGAAAACTCTTGAATGAGATTCATTGCTTCTGAGAAATCTTTGGATTCTTTAATCGCTAAATCAGCGTAGTAATTAGTAAGTCGTTTTGGTTCGTTAATTAGTTCTTTCATGTTCCTACCTTTTTATATCTGTTAACTTAATCTCAATACCATTAGAGCCCTAATAATGTCGTCAGACCTTGTCCAGAAGTCTTTGAAGTTATTTATAATTGTTCCGAGAGCCATTTTTTTATAGCTCTTTTTGACCATCTTTTTGCTGGTAGTTCTTTTGGAAAATCTTGCATATATCGGTACTGGTTTCTAAAAGTTGTTTCACCGATTCCTAAAAAATTACTTGTTGTGGAAATATCCATTAGCTCTGGATAGTTATCGTTCTCACTTTCTATTTCGATTAGCTTGTTAAGCGTATCTTTGATTATTGATTTTATCCAATCGGACAAACTTAATAAAATTTTGTCCATAGCTATCTCCTTTGTGATATAATCTAGTTGTTCATTTTTGTTAAGCGCATGTTCCCGCATGTGCTTCTTTCTTTCACACCAAATATAATTGACTTGATCGATTAAGATCAGCAATTTTCATCTTTGTATTAGTGCTTGGCTCCCAAGTCATCCAGTAAGATAATGCTGCATCTTCAAATTTCTTTGGTAACATGTCATATCGACTAACGTTAAAGTGAGCTTTAAAGTCCATCTCTGCTTCACGAAATACCGATTGAGCAAATACTTTATCACCATAAGCGGGACTATCTATGCCACCAAGCCACATCACTACACGACTTTTACGCTTTTTAAGTAGAGCTTGGGCAAAGCTGGGATGAATAGGTTGTTCATTTTTTAGGTAGTCCACATCCTGAGCTAGTTCCTGCTGTTGCTGTTTGAGTTTCTTCTGCCCTTGGAATAAAGCAATAAAAGCTTCATCAGATAAGTTTTCTGGGACATAAGCTCCTTGCTTACGGATTTGTGGTAAGACTTCTGATGTCACCCAGCGCTTGAATTCTTTTGCCTGTTGCAACTTGCTTGATAAAATGAGTGAGTAAAGACCAGATTCATTGATAATAATCATTTCACGATTCTGACCTGACTGAACGATTTGTTCTGTCAGCTTATCATCAAAATCAACATGATCACGTATAGCTTTTTGCGGATTTTGATACCCCAAAACATCAGCCACATCTTTACCAACAAAGTAAGGTTCGTTGTTAATAGTTAAAGTACGGACTTTCTGTCCGTTAAAGTTAAAAATTTCGTTCATAAAATTCCTTTCTTTTGATATAATAAATTTATAAAATTGTAATGAGGACACATGAAAATAATCTATCTACT